ATGGCTGCTTTTTTAGGCTGGCAAATTGCTGAGGCTGAAAGTGTCATTAGGTATAAAGATGAAAGTTTAATTGATTTTAATAATGCTTATTTATGGTATCAATTTAATTTTGAATATAATTCCAGGTTATTTTCAAGAGCGATTTTTGAGGATAATGATGTTGTTGAAGGTGGCGTTGTTGATCAGGGTTACCAGGATGTAGATGTCGAAAACCCGTTATATCTTGACAAGATTTATACACAATATTACATTAATCCTGATTTAGTACCCACTGATCCAACACAAGAATTGCCGGTGCCTGATGGTTTCCCTGATGTGAAATTGCCAGACATTGCACAATGGATAGAAACTGAATAGGGGGTTGAAATGAAAAAAGTGAAACAAATGTTTTTGAAACCCAAAGAAGGTTTATTGGTAAAAGACCCAAAAACAAAAACCGCATTATTGCCTGAAGGCGGATGGATTAATCTAACAACTTATTGGAGAAGACGTTTAAAAAAAGGTGATGTGATTGAATCAAAACCACGTGTAGTAAATGCAAAAATTTCATCATACAATAATAAGAAAGGAGATGAATAATGTCAACAATTACGTTTAATAATGTGCCGTTGGAAATGCGTACTGTTCGCACACCTGGGGTATATTCTGAAGTTGATAATTCAAGGGCGTTAGGTGATAATGTTGAAAACCCGCATAAGGTTTTAATTATCGGGCAAAAAACTGCATCAGGTACATCAGACCTTGATACGTTAAAAAAAATCACAACCGAAAATATTGCTGATGGTTATTTTGGGGCAAGATCAATTCTTGGAAGAATGTGTAAAAAATTCAAGCAAGCGAATCCATACACTGAATGTTACGCAATAGCGTTAAGTGAGGCAACTGCTGCGGTTGCATCGGGTGCAATAAGTTTCAGTGTTGCTTTATCGCATAATGCCGGTATTGTTAGTGTTGATAATGAAACTGTCAATCTAATGATTAATGGAACTCAATTACCTGTAACGTTAACTGCCTTATGGAGTGTTACGGATGTTAATAGTGCTGTTGTTGCAAAAATAAACGCAAGTCCTTATTTGCCTTTAACCGCGTCAACAAACGCAGCTTCAGCAATCTTGTTAACTGCTGCATGTGCTGGAAGTTTAGGTAATGAAATTAAAACACAGTTTAATTTTTATGAGGGGCAAAATTATCCAACATGCTTTGGTGATAGCGCTTTAGTTACTGCAATGGCTGATGGTGCAAACAATCCTGATATTGCTGATGCATGGGCTGTTATTGACAATGAGCAATTTCATCATATCATTTCAGCGTATTCTGATGAAGACAATTTCGATGCATTGCACACTGAACTTGAAACAAGGTTTGGCCCATTGATTGATCAACAGGGGCATGGATACATTGCATTAAATGCAACAAATGCGGCATTGATAACTTATGGTGATGATAAAAATTCAGCTTTCATTTCAGTATTGGGTTATGATGATGGTCCACAAACAGCTGAAGAATGGGCCGCTGTATTAGGTGCTGAGTGTTCGTTGTATCTTAATCTTGATCCAGCAAGACCGCTACAAACACTTGAACTACCTGGAATCATAGCACCAAAAACTGCTGATTTGTTTTCCAGGGATGAACGTGATTTGTTGTTGCGGGATGGTATTAGTACATGGATTCAGGGAACTTCAGGGGCCGTTGTGATTGAAAGAATCATTACAACGTATCAAGTTAATGATCTGGATTTGCCTGATGCTTCATATCTTAATATTCAGACATTGGCAACATTATCTGAAATTAGGTATCAGTATAAACTGAGAATGTATACAAGATTTATTTCAGAGCGGTTCAAGCTTGCTGATGATACATTTCCGGTACAGCCAGGCCAATACATCGCAACACCGAAAACTATCAAGCAAGAAATTATTGCTTTGTTTTCAGAATTGCGTGATGTTGGTTTAGTAGAAAACATTGATGATTTTGCTGATAATATGATTGTTGAACGGGATACAACTGATAAAGATCGGGTGAACGTATTGCTACCACCTGATTTGGTTAATCAGTTTAGAATTCTTGCAACAGTTGTACAGTTTATACTTTAAAAAAAAGGGGTAAAATAGTTATGAGAATTACAGGACGTGTTGAAGTGCTTGTAAACGGAACTCCTCTTTTAAATAAAGAGGGTGCATCAATTTCAGGTGTTGGAATTTCAGGGGAACCTGGATACGAACTTGAGCCGGTGATGGGCGATACTGGGTTGCATGGTTTTAAAGAAACCGCGCAACCAGCAAAACTTGATGTGACAATTACTGATAGAGATGATGTTTCAATATCAAATTTAGCATCAATCAAAGGGAATGGAACTATTATCTTTAGAGCAGCAGCAGGTGGAAAATCTTATACGATGCAGGGTGCAACGTGTTTAAGAAATCTCACTATAACTGCTGGAGAAGGTGAAACACCACTTAGTTTTGTTGGTGCATATTGGACTGAAGGGGCTTCGTAATATGAGTGCAACGGATATTGTTAAAACAATAACATTGATTGAACCGATTGAAAGTGAAAGTGCTGAAGGGCTTAAACTTACAATCACTGAAGTGAATGTAAAAAAAATGAGAGCAAAACATTTTCAATTTATGCCTGATTCTTTGCTGGAAGGGAAAAACTGTAACCCATATAAATTGTTTCCACTAATTTCTGCTTTGACTGGATTGAGTGAAGAACAGGTTGGTGAATTATGTGTTGATGATATTACAGCATTGTCCGTTGCGCTTGGTGATCTACTTGTAAAATCGGAAGCCCCAAACCTAGCGTAGTTAGAAGTTTGATTTGGGGCGTTTCTGCTTTTTATCATTTTAGTAGTAATGAAATTTTAGAAATGGATTTAAAAGATTTAATGTTTTGGGCTGATGGTTGTGTCTGGCTTAAAAGGAACAATGTTTAATGGCAAATATGGAAGTATCTGTATTATTAACATTAGTTGATAAACTTCAAGGGCCTCTTGGAAAAGTTGGTGATTCTTTTAGGAAATTTGGAGATCAGGCAAAAGTTGCAGCCGCAAAAGTTGCAACAGTTGGTCAAAAAATGGCCTTGGTTGGTAACCAATCTATTGCAGCTGGAAAATCATTAACACGCAGTTTGACGCTTCCTTTGGTTGCACTTGCTGGTGTAGCTGCAAAAACTGCAATTGATTTTAATAAAGGTATGGCAAATATTGCAACCCTTATCCCTGGAAATACAGAAAGAATTAATGAACTAGGTGCTGCTGTTCGACAAATGGCAAAAGATACGGGAACTAGTACAAGTGATTTATCTGATGGGTTATATCAGGTGGTTTCAGCTTTTGGTGATTCTGCTGATGCTGTCAATCAATTAGATACAGCAAATAAAGCTGCAATAGCTGGCATGAGTACAACAACGGATGCAATTAATCTTTTAAGCGCTGTAACAAAAGGTTACGGTGATACAAGTGTTGAAGCACAAAAAAAAGCAAGTGATTTAGCGTTTACAACTGTGCGTTTAGGGCAAACAACTTTTCCAGAATTGGCCGCAAGCATGGGGCAAGTGGTTCCAGTTGCAAGCGCGTTGAATGTTTCGCAAGAAGAATTGTTTGCATCATTTGCAACACTTACAGGTGTTACAGGAAATACAAGTGAGGTTGCAACTCAATTGCGTGGTGCAATGTCTGCTTTAATGAAACCTACAACTGAAATGTCAAAAGCCATTACATCATTGGGGTATGATACTGCTGAAAGCCTTTTACAATCTGAAGGGTTGGTTGGTGGTTTCAGAAAATTAGTAGGAACAACAGGCGGAACAACTGAAGAAGTTGGGGCGTTGTTTGGGCGTGTCGAAGCATTAAATGGGGTGCTTGCGTTAACAGGAAACCAGGCTGAAACCTTTGATAGTAAATTTTCTGAAATGCAGAATACAATTGGTGCAACTGATGCGGCATTCAGGGAACAGACTGAAGGTGTCAATAAATCAGGCTTTTCAATGAAAAAACTACTTGCAACTTTAAAGGATTTGTCAATTA